TCACTGGCGTCAGATCCTTCACCTTCATCGACATCAAGTCGCTGATCTTCAGAGACTTCAGCGATATCTCCGGTGTCTCTAGGCTCCATCATGCTTCCTTAGCTGATACCAGCCACATTCGCGATGATCAGAACGCCCGATACATCCTGGGTTCTCATCCGGGTACCAACGGTAGCGTTGTTTGCAGATCCAGACCACCATCTGATCCACGTTCACTCCTTGACGACCTCCCCCAAGCCTAGGGCACGACCCCTCAACGACGCTCGATCCCTGATCTCATCCGAGATCTTCCTGAGCGCACGATCTATAGCAAGGTAGTACCCAACCCCGTAATCGAACCGATCTTTCGGATGACGCTTCGCTCCTCCAGTTGCTGAGAACTCACCAAGAGACGTTCTCAGTCTGATCGACACCGTGACAACCTCTTCGCTATCTGTAGAAACGGACACATCGACATTGTGCGCTTCTCTGAACCCTAGGTTACGTACATCACCCTCCACAATTCTGACAATGTTGTCGTTGTTCATGATGTTCGACATCGAACTCATCTCTCCGCCTCCTCGAAGTACGAGGTACCTGGGCCTCTCTTGTCCGTGCCAACCTGCTTGATCCATGGTCCTGGTGGTTCTCCTTTCCCGTCCCACCGCTTGGCAACATCGACACCATACCCTCTCACGATGCACCATCCATCCTCGTAGTAAGGCTCGTCTGGTGGTCCGATACAGATCCTGTCGTTGAACAGCATCGGGTAGACGGTCATCTCCCGACCGTCATCAAGCTCCTTCTGGTAGATCGCTCCCTCTCTCATCTTCGTCCCTTGGATATGGAACCTTGGTTGGATCATCCCGAACATAGATCCCCATGATCGTGAGTTCATCGCAGTACGCACACCGAACAGCAGAGGCGTCCTTGACGATGGCAGGACGACGGACGAACAACTCCCCTTCAACTAACTCCGTATTCTTCTCGATCCAGCATCGCTCACATATCGGTTGCGTCCAGTTACCCATCGAACCACTCCAGCCCACTCGACTCGTGCTCCATGTCATGGAAGAGCCGAGCCTGGGTCAACCTACGTGAACCAAGCTCGGCTGCTTTCTTGGTGAGTTCGAGGAAGGTACGGAGTTCACCTGTCCTGAACTTGTAGTAGCTATGCCCCTTGAACACACCTCCCTCTCGCTCCGCCTTCAGGATCTGGTACTGGATCTCACACCCTCTCGCGAAGTACGCATCGGCGACCTCCATGAGCGTGAGGTACCCAGCCTCGATAGGAGGTGGCTTCCTCCCCATCAAGACATCCATGTACTCCTCAAGTTCGGCGTTCAGATCTTCGATCGGAGGAAGTCCTGACCTCGTCTGGATCTGACGAACGAACGCACCGGAAGGAGCATGGCTCTGATCATTGTGCGGAGCGAGGTTCGAAGGTCGTCTGATCTTCCTTCCCATCAGTTCTCCTCTGGTGGACGCTCCTGGATGTTCTCGATCCACTGATCGATCCACTCGAACATCTCACGGTGCTCCTCGAAGAAGTCGCGCATCTGTCGCTCCATGTTCTCGCGATGTTCTCGCCACTGCATGAGGCACAACCCGTGGAAGGTCGCGGTCACACAGTCATCATGTCCACACGGAGACTCGAACACCCAGTCCTTATCGATGTTCTCGTGGCACTGCCAACAGACGGGGGTCTCACGCATCACATCTCCTCAGAGTTCCACGGCTCTTTCATGTAGTGCTCGTCGAAGAACTCCGCAGCATGTTCACACAAGGCCATGCCCATGAGTTGATTCGACGGTGGATCCCACTCTTCGAACGCATCTCCTCCCCACTCGATGTAACAGGTATCAGCAACAGCACGCCAGGAGTAGCCCTCATCGACTCGGAGCTTGCGAACGAACTCCGCGTGCTCCTTCTCCATGAGTGCCAACACCATGGCCTGGAACCCCTTGAACCTCTCGCCCGCCATCTGGGCCAACTCCATGAGTTGCTCAACAGAGGTGATCTCGATCAGCCCCTCACCTGTAGCAGCGCTCTCGATGATCGATCTGTCAGCACTTGCCAGCTTGCGCTCTTCATCACTCATAGCTTGATCTTTCGCTCCGGCCACTTCTCCGTGTCGAGACAGACATGGGCGAAGTTACACTTCTTGAACGCGCCTTGGCGCTTCTTGCACTCCTCCAGGATCGGTGGAAGCTCACGCCGCTTCACCATCTCGTTGAGATACGTGAGTTCTGACTCCACCTTCGCCGCGATATCTGGATCGTAGTGAACGACGAACTCCTTCCATTCCTGGGTGTTCTTGTTCTCGTAGATGAGGCTCCAGATGCGGATACCTGTCGCGATCATGTAGGCATGGATCTGGAGAAGATGCGTCTGACTCGGTCCTCGTTCGATCACCCACCTGAAGCCATTGTCGTTGATCGATTTCAACTCCCACCCGTACTCGTCATGATGCTCACGCAAGGGGTGATCGACAGGAACATCGCCGATGCCGTCGATCGTCCCGGACATCTTCATCTCGTCCCAACGACACGAGACCTCAACCTCTCTCAAGATCCCCGCACTGAGCAACAGCGCTTGCCACTTCAGGTGCATGAACGTGCCCTGGTGGAAGATCGCGTAGAGCTGTGAGTTCATCCGCTCGACCGGCTGGATCGAGGTGAACTGGAAGACCTGCGCTCGTGGACACGCTCCTCGTGACGAGGCAGAGAAGGTCATCCTCCGGTTCCGCTCAGGTGTGATCAGCTCCTTCTTGATGAACTCCGCGACCTCCTCATCGACCAGGATGTTGTTGGTCCTCGATAGATACTGCTCGTACCTCGGCGTGACGAGTAGCTCACCTCCGTTCCTCGCATGGGATTTCAAGACGTTCCGTAAGCTCATCGTTCCTCCGTCATGACGTGAGGGGGCGGGAACAACCCCGCCCCCTCATCTTCGTTACTTCACCTCGCGAGGACGGATGGAGTACATCGCGTCACCGTCGTAGTCGAGGATCTGAGCATCTTCCATCGCATCCCTCACCGCAGGCATCACGAGATCCTCGAAGGTCGGACCCGCCTGGGTCTCGTTCGCCTCAGTGTAGAGTTCGAACTGCGGTCGCAACCCCTCGGCAGCGTGGACGAGATCGTCCGTGGAGTAGACATCAGCACCACGGCTGTACTCCACCGCCTTGGAGAAAGCTCGGCTGACGAACGCGGGCATGTACCCATGCATCGCATCGAAGACCTGGTCGAAGTCGACACCTCGGACGGCATCTTCTCCGAGCTGGATCTTCGCCAGCTTCTCCACCGCGTCACGATCGAGAGCACCGAGGTGGATGATCCCATCGAGTCGCCCTGGACGCAGCATCCCCTTGTGGATCTTGTCGACGTGGTTGGTGGTCAACACCGCGATGATCTCGGTGTTCTTGGCATCCATCCCGTCGAACAGATCGAGGAGCCGTGACATCGAACCCGGCGTCGACTTCTCCGAGTCAGCGATGATGTCAACGTCCTCGAAGAAGACCACCGCAGGCTGGTAGAGCCGAGCTGTCGCCATCGCAGACGCGATGTCATCCTGGTTCGCACGTACTTGGATGAAGGTCCAGCCGTTCTCCACGCACTTCTTCGCGGTGATGTTGGCCGTCTCCGTCTTGCCGGTCCCGTACGAGCCCTCCAGGAGGATGGCACGCTTGACCCTCATGTCCCGCTTCTTGACACCATCGACATCCTCGATAGGCCACCAGAGCTGGGCACCGAGATCAGCGATCGTCTGACTGCTGAAGACCAGCTTCTCAGGCTCGATGATGCTCGTGTCCTTGAAGACCGGGTCCTCACTCGCGTCGATGGCCTGCCCTCGGTAGATGGAGTCGTTCTCCAACTCCTCCTTGATGGCCTTGAACAGCCCCTCGACCGCGTGCTTGTACTTCCTCGGCGCATCGACAGTCACGCCGAAGATGAGCCCGTACGTGAGATCGCGTACTCCAGCCAACCCACACTCACCTTCGAAGAGCGGGACATCGATCGCACCCCACGGGACCTGCTCGGTCTCATGTGGCCCGACGTTGATCGTCCGCAACTGAGGAGGGTTCTTCCCGAAGAACGAGTACGTCGCCCGTCCGATCCCCTTCGACCCGGTGATCTTCATCAGTGCGTTCGCGAAAGCGTGCGCACCATCCCAGGGCCGGTAGTTGAACGTCCGGGAGAACCTCGTCACCTCCTCCTGCATCTCGACGTGGCGCTCCAGGAAGTCGAGCGCTCCATGTGCCGACATCGACGCAGGGATGATGAACTTCGTTCCCTCGTAGGTCACATCATCATCTCTGACCGTCTTCCCACCGATCGCCTCAAGCGCTGAGAGCAGCTCCTTCTCGTGTTCCTTCTCGTTCTTCCTGAGTTCGGTCTCGTCATCCACCTTCAGCATGTCATTCAGTTCCATCGTTTCCTCCGTCAGGTTCACACGGCTCATGCCGTGCGGTCATCCAGTGCTTGCCGCACTCGATGCACCCTGGCCCGTCAACGTTGTCCGGCTCTCCAAGATGCAGTGCCTTCCCGGTTACGAACGACTCGAAGATCTGCTGATGTTCGAGTTCCCAGTAACCGACCATCATCCATTTGTGTGGGTGTACCTCCTCGTCAGATAGGGATCCGTCCCCTGATAGTTCGGTTGCTTGGTCATCTTGTTCCATGTCACGCTCCCATCGATCATCATCCAGTCAGCATCTTCATACCTATGAGCTTGTCCATGACACTCACGGCAGAGATGGATCAGATGGTAAGTCTCATGAACGTGGTCAAGGTGTCGACCACCACGAGACTTCGGGAGGAGATGATGGACATCAGTCGCTTCTGCCCCGCACCTCACCCATATCTCAACGCTCTCCATCCATACTTCGGACTCACACAGACCACCTGATCGACGGACGATAGCCCGGTAGAGAGAATCATCCAACGGGGGGCCTCTTATCTTCCTCCTCACAGACCTCGTAAAGACGATCGATGTCGATATGTGGCCCGAAGATCCTCCTTCCCCTATATTTGAACCGTTCCCTCGCCTCATGCTCCTCAGCGGTGAGTACGGCTTTGAGTGCGGTCTGGACGATCTCGCTCTTGGTCATCCACTTCGAGAGCATCCACTTCCTCCCGTGTTGCGGAACCATGTCGCGTTCGTTCTCGTCGTAGGCGACGAACCGAACTTGGAGCCACATACGCCCATATCGATGGACCTCAGACAGCTTGAACTCCCAACCTCGATACTCGATGTCGTTCAAGATCTCACGTATCTCATTCGCCTGCATAATCGGCCTCGAACTCGTAGTTGACGTAGGTGATGCATGGTTCACCTCCGTATCCGACGGTACGCGGATCATCGAACAGTTCGATCCTGATCCCATGCCTGTCCATCCTGATCTCGCGGACAAGGTCGAAGTCCACGTCCTCGATCCCGAGCCAACGAAGTGCGTAGAACAGCTCACTGCGCTTGATCTGCTTCCGTGATCTTGAGGCTGATGGACTCATCGAACGACGCTCCGTCTCTGAACACGCAGCTCTCGTCATCGAACTTGTTTCTGAACGCAGTATCGACCCAGTCGATCGCAGTCGTCAGATCGATATTCTTCAACGAGGACGTTGTGACCTCGATGACGAACTTCTGCTCGACATCTAGAGAGACACCGTGTCGATCGAACACCTCGACCAGTTGCTCCTCCTTCTCATCAGGGAAGACCGTGTCGTCACTGACGAGGTAGCCCAACTCGACGAGAACATCGACGAGTTCAGCCTTGGTCTTCTTCGCCATCTTCTTCTGCAGTTTCTCCTGGTACTCGTTCATCATCTCTCCACGGATAGTTCAACAACGGGACGTAGACCACCGGCTCGATCCCGATGGCCTTCAGTCCCTTATCCGTCAGTCGTAGCCCTCGCGGGTATCGCTTATTCACCGAGCGACCTCAGTGCCTTGGCGTCCTTCAGCTTCAACAGGACTCCGTTCAGCGTTCCGTCCTTGGCATAGTTCTTCCCACCGTTGACCGCACGAGCATCACACCGGTCGATCAGGTCCTGCATGTCCGTGAACGGTGCGTTGTCAGCGATCTCGGTCGCAGCCTTCTCCCCTACACCCTTGATCGAGATGAGTCCCTTCCTGATCGCTCCTTTCTCACGGTCGACGGTCCAGGTATGTCCCGAGACGTTGACATCCGGGCTCAGCATCTTGATCCCGGCATCACGCGTGGCGATGATGTAGTCCTTCTCTTTCACCGTCCCTGCCCAGGTCTGGAGCAGCGCTGTGTGGAACTCCAGCGGGTAGTGGTACTTCAGATAGGCCATCCGATAGGCACGCCGTGCATACGTCGTTGCGTGCGCCTTGTTGAACCCGTACTTGGCGAACCCTTCGATCGCGTTCCAGGTGAACTTGATGTCCACCACATCGAACCCAGCGTCGGTCGCGAGTTCCTCGAACATCGCGGCGTAACCCTGGATGACCCGTGCAGCACCACCGATGTTCTCATTCGATGCCTTCACCGCCTTCAGCAATGCGGTGAGGTCCTCCGGGGTGAACCCGATATCGCGCAGGATGTCGATGACCTGATCCTGGAGTACCGGAAGGCCATGTGTCTCCTTGAGACGACGCATCAGGATGGGATGACGTTCAGGAACCTGCTCCCATCCGGCGCGACGCTGGATGTAGTGATCCTTGATGCCCGAGTCCATCGTCGCTGGACGATAGATCGAGACGAGGATCATCAGATCCCTGATGTTCTTCGGCTTGAGTTCGCGACACCCCTTCTTGTTCGACCATCCCTCCAACTGGAAGATGCCGTCCACATCCTGATTACGGATAGAACGGAACACGGCGATGTCATCGAGCGGGATCCAGTCCCACTTGTCCCTGAGATCGAAACCGAGCAACTCGATACAACGACGCATCACCGTAAGACTGGTCTGGCCGAGGATGTCCTCCTTGAGCAGACCCAGCTCCTCGACATCATCCATGTCGTACTGCGTGACGGTCGTGTCCGAACTCGCGACCAGCATCGTCGGGACGAGTCGCTTGAAGTCCTCGCGTGTGCTGGTGATCACCAACCCACCAGCGTGTGTCCCGTAGCTCTTGTAGACCTCGTGATGATCGAGCGCGTAGATCTCTTCCCGATCATCTTCAGGCACATCCTGGAACGTCTTGATCTGTGCCAGTTGGGCTGGGTGATCTCCGTTCTTCCTCCGACGCGAGAGGTACGCGACGAACAACGAACCGCGATCGGTCTCCTTGTCGACACTGTAGTCAGCCCACGTTCCTATCTGGCAGACGTTGAACCGCTCGGACAACATCTCGATAACATCACCGCGTCGTGAGTCCTCGACATCGATATCGATATCCGGTGGCTTGGTCCGATCCTTCGAGAGGAACCGCTCGTAACGCAACCCTTCCTTGACCGGATCGAGCTGCGTGATGCCGAGGAGGTAACAGATCAGTGATCCTGATGCCGACCCACGTGCCTCGTAGAAGATACCCTCGTTGTCCATCCACAGACAGATCTCTCGGTTGAGCATCAGGTACCCGGCCATATCGGTCGCCTCGACGACCTCCAGTTCCTCCTTGAGCCGATCCCAGTACCGCTTCGAGTCGAGGCTCGCGTAGACAAGGCGCTTCTCGCACACGGTCAGCAACTCTTCAAGCGGGTCACCTGCCGTCACGATCGGCACGTTGTAGTGGTAGGTCTCCAACTCGGGGATGACCAGTGTGTGACGTTCGAGGAGTTCGTTCAGACCCGCTAGACCAGCGTGCCACTGTTCATCCGTGTAGTGCCTCCGGACGAACCTGTCATCGGCGAGGTGGAACGAATCTCCAGGGAACACCGCGTCGTCAGCATCTTCTCCCCAACTCACCAGACGCTTGAGTGTCTCGTGCTGAGGCTTGTCATCCTGGATGCAGTAGTGCGCATCCTGGGTGATGACGTTGGGAAGACCGAGTTCCTCGGCGATGTCGTAGAGCGCCGCGACGATCTCATCGTCGTCGTGGTCCTCTTCGTAGATGTTGTGGTGCTGGAGTTCGACGAACGTGTTCGGGAACCACGAAGCGAAGGTCTGCGCCATCCACAAGGCTGAGTCGTACCCCTGGGTCACCAGCGCCTGCTGCACCATGCCGAAGTAGCACCCGGTCGTGAGCGCAAGTCCCTCGGTGTACCCATGTTCGTGCAACTCCGCGAGATCCGAGAAGTCGATGTGCGGCTTGTGGTGGAACCGCTTCCGACTATGTGAGTACGACGAGAGCCGAGTGAGTGTCTCGTACCCCTCAGTCGTGAACGCGATGATCCCAACGTGGAAACGGGACGCCTTCTTATCCGTGGCGTCCCGCTTGATGTAGAACTCTTCACCGATGAACGGTGCGATGCCGTGCTTCTTGCAACTCTTGTAGAGCTGCACCGCACCTGCCATGTTGCCGTGATCCGTGAGCGCTAGCGCAGGTTGCCCCAACGTCTTGACGGTCTCAACCATCTGGTCGACCGTCCCCAGCGCATCCCCGTACGAGTAGTGACTGTGGGCATGGAGGTGCCAGAAGTGCGTGATAGGACCTTCGGGAAGTTTGATCCTCCTCTGCTTCGGGGGCAGCTTGATCCTTCTCATCACAACTCCTTGTGTGTGTGGTGGTCCGATGCGAAATCCAACCATCTAGGCTTGTACTGGCCTCAGCCCTATCGCACCGCGTTACCGGCCAGTTCGACCACCACACGCGTGCTACTCGGCCTGGCTGAAGATGGCGTCGACCATCTTCTGCTGTGACCAACGACCATCGATCTCGACACCGACCTGCTCAGCGAGACGCTTCAGCTCTTCCTTCGGCATCTTCAGCGCCTGCTCTTCGGTCAGGTAGCCGTCGTCATCATCTTCATCAGCAGACGAGGACGGCTCAGAAGGGACCTCGTCGTCGACATCCGGCTCGGTGTCGATCGACTTCTTCTCACTACGTGCAGAGGTCTCTCCCGTCGAATCGAACGAGTCCTCGAACTGCTCGATGAGGACCTGTTCAAGATCGATGAGGTCGTACTTGGTGTGGTCGAAGTTCGACCGCTCTTCCGGCGTTACGTCGTAGGTGGTATCGAGTCCCTTCCCCATACGGTGCAAGGTGTAGTCACGATCCATGATCGTGTCGCCGTACCGCTCGTAACGAGCGACCAAACGGTTCGCCAGGTCGAGGGTCAGCTTCAGTGGAACGACCACAGCCTCTTCGGTGACGAACGCGTTCGCAAGGAACCGCTTCGAGGTTCGTTGCGTCTTCTCGGAGTCAGAGTTGCAACCTGGGCAATCGTTGTCCCTCCCGATGCATGGAAAGAAGTTGACCTCCGGGTCGTAGTGTTCCCGGTATGCATACCAGTCGTCGGGTTCGGTGAGGAACCTGACCGTCAGGTCCTCTCCCGCCTTGACGCCGCGCACCCAGGTGCGCCCTCCAGCGGATCGCTCCATCTCCTTCTTGAGACGCGAGACTGATCCGGCCCTGCCTCCAGTGATCTTGACCATCTACTGCTCCTTGGTGGTTATGCGCAGTGCGCTGAGGTGTTCCCGCAGTAGGTCACTTGCTCCGCGCTTCTTCCCGAGCTTGAAGCCGAGACCGAACGCGGCGAACGCGACCAGTGTCAGTAATCCATGTAGCTCCTCTCTGTTCATGTGAACACCATGAACCCTATGACGAAGAACAGGAGAACGACCATGAGGACCGTGGCGAGACCCATGAAGACGCCGAGGAACTCGTTACGTGTGTTCATCCCGTAGAGCGCCGACAACCAACCAGCCAAGAAGATGACGACGGCAAGCTCGAACAACTCACTCACGACAACTCCGATATCCGGCGCTCGATCTCCTGGTTGACGTGGCTGACGACACGGCTGTTGGCCTGCTCGGTCGTCTCACCGCCACGGACAGCAGATCCCACCCCGTACTTGATCCATGCCTTACGGCCAGGTCGGGGTGAGACCTCTTCGGTGATGCTGTACTCGATGCGATCCTCTGGTGAGAGCGCATCATCCTGTACCTGCTTCGGCACTCTGATCGCCTTCTTCTCTGGTTTCGGTAGGTCAAGTGGCATCGCGGCCCTCCTCATCGAACGGGTACTCATCCCGTAGATACACCTTCTTCGTGCTGTCGAGATGATCACGTAACGCCTGGATATCTTCATCTGTGTAGAGGTTGACGTGAGTCTCACCGAAAGGAGCGACGTACGACGGAGCTTGGGTCACACGGTTCCGCGCCATCTTCCTGACCAACTCGATGCTCACACCGAGTTCCTCAGCCACCTCGCTTGAGACCTTGTAATCGCCAAGGCTCCGGACGTAACTGATAACCGGCGATTCTCGCCCTGGTGCCCCTTTCCTCTCGTGGTCCATCTTCTTGCTCCTCTTCTTCGGTGTTGTGTTCTCTCGCACCCCCTTGATCTCCCCGTAGAGATCATCGAGAACGCTCTGGATCTCCTCGTCACTCGGCTCGTGCTCGTCAACCCAACTCATGATGTGAGATCACGTAGACCGCAGCGCCTTGTGACTTCGCGTAATCGACCATGTCTCGGGTCCCTTTCGAACGCTCAAGATCATCATGGAACGCGATCACGACATCAGGCTCGTGTTCGTCGAACATCTTCCGGTTGCGGATCGGTCCCGCTGGCTTCCCGTACTTCATCCACTCGGCTTCGACGGTGATGTGTTCTACACCTTCGAGGTTGCGACCCCACTTGCGTGCCATCTCGTCTCCACCACGACCACCACCTTCGATGATGGTGAGATCTTCGTAGACATCGATCGCAGCCTGGTAGAAGCCACTCAGGACCGTCGCGACGATGAACTCATCCTTGTAGTGCCTGTCCGCCGTAACGAGCACCTTCATGCCGACTCCAGGGTCTGCACGAAATGGACCGCCTCCTGATGTGCTTCTCTCGCCTGCTCTTCGGTCGAGGCTCGCTTGCAGAAGATGTCTTCCCAGTTCTCCTTCTCTCGCTGATCGAAGACCATCGTCTCGAAGACCAACGGCGGTCCATCGCCGAACTGATGATCAAGTCCGATCCACACGGTCGAGATCAAGAACCCGTTGATCACATCCCGATCGATGAACCTGTTCTCCTGGTCCTCTCTGAGGTTGATCCACTCATCCATCGAGATCTGGTTCCCCTCCCGGTCGTAGTACATCACCCCTCCTTGTGCTTGAGCCTGGCTTCCAGGTACGGCGTGTCGATGAACTCGGTACATGCAGCGACCACGTTGGGGTCTACTTCACCGAGGGTGATGGCTGCTTCCAGCTTCTCCTCGTCGAGGACACGGCGTGTCAGCTTGTTGAACGCCTTCGCACCGAGTTGCTTCTTGAGCTTCTCCTCGTCGATCACCTGCTTCTCGCGGTTCTTGATCCGAACGACCGCCCTGGTCTCGTCATCGACATCGCATGAGACGCTCTTCTGCCCGACCTCTCTGAGATCATCGAGGAGTCGCTTGCCGATCTCCTTGCGTCGCTCCTCCAGCCCTCGTTCATCCCGCTTGATGAGGGCATACTGCTGCGCTTCTGCACGGATGCGGTCCCGCACCTGACCATCGGCCTTGATCTTCCTCATAAACCCTCCAGACACACGGAAAGCCGCCCCGCTACACGGCGGGACGGCCTGGGACATACGGGTGCCATCACTCCCGTAAGTCTAGCACACCCGGTACACCCCGTCAACCAACGATCTCCGCGTCCTCGTATGCTTGCTTCCGTCTCTGGGGTGCTAACTCAAGTGGATCCTTACCATCGTCTCGATCCCATCTGGCGACTCTGATGATGGCGAAGCGAAGACTCGGTCGTCGAAGCAACTTCTCCAGGGATTTCTGCCCTGCTTCGTCCTGGTCGTACGCGATCGTCATCGTGGTCAGGTTCAATCTCTGGAGAAGCCGCTCCTGATCTTCGCTCAGACTCGATCCCATCTGCGCGACCGCAGGGATACCCACATCCCAGAACGCCAGTGCATCCAGTGCCCCTTCTGTGACAACGATGTCTCTCACTCCACCTCGTACCTTGTAGTACCCGAACAAGGTCTTTCCTATCGGTGCATGGTCGGGATAGCGGTACTTCGGGAGCGTGAGTCCGTCGGTGGCTCTCCGCACCACGCCGAGGACGGCTCCAGATGGACCTCTGAGCGGATATGTCGCGCACCCGGTCTCTGGGTCGTACCCGAGCCTGAACTCGCGACACACGCGCTCTGAGAGCCCTCTGTTGATCCAGTAGGGATGGACCCCTGCGGCATCGAACTGATCGAGCCAGGACTCGGGGTAGCCATGGTCAGGTGAGTCGAATCCTGCCAAGGTGGTTGAGAGTTCGGTCAAGAGATCCTCCACAGCCGGGTCTGAGACGCGTTCGCCGAGCAACTTCTCGATGGTCCCGCTCCTGCCACAGGAGTAGCAGACCCACACACCCTTGCTGACGTTGATCGATGCCGAAGGGTTGTGGTCATCGTGGTCAGGGTGGGGGCAAGACACCAAGGCCTCGTCCCCCATCCACCGAACCACGTTGAAGCGGGAGTCGATCTGACTCCGCAGGCTCATCCGAAGGCCAGATCCAGCATCAGATGGGACTCATCGAGGCGTTGCAGCTCAGCAGGTGTTCCGATCTCGACACAGCCACGGCAGTAGTAATCCTGCCGAGCGATCTCGACCACCATCTCGTTGCCTGGGATCGTTTCGTTGCAGCCAGCACAGTGTGTCATCAGTAATCGTCCTCTACGTCGAGCGCGACCAGCGTCGTCGCTTCCTCTTGCGTTATCTCTCGGATATCTCCCTCGTTCGGCTTGAAGGAGGAGTAGAAGACCTGCCCATCCTGACCTGAGCGGTTCTTCGCCAGCAGACACTGGAGGACCGACTCGCTCTCCTTCTTCATCGTCACGATGACATCGGCATCCTGACCGATGGCATCCGACTGCGCGAGATGCTTCGCAGACGGCGGACGGCGTCCCACATCTCCCTCACGGTTGATCTGCGCCGCTGCAAGGATGGGAACGCCGTACTGAGTTGCGACGAGCTTCGTTTCCTTCGACAGACGAGCCACGCCCTGCCAGTCATCGCTCTCGGTCTTCATGAGCGTCAGGTAGTCCAGGATCAGCAGATCCGGGTCGTGACGCTCGACGAGTGCGGCGAGGGTGTAGGGAGTTGCTCGTCCTCTGGTGGGATCAGAGACGAACAGACTCGAAGAGTCAGGGACGGTCTCAGGCAACGCTGAGAGGAACGAGCGGTAGACATCGACATCGATGTTCACACCCTGCATGAGGTCACGGTGTCGGAGCGAGTACCCCAACTCCTTGCCCAAGAGCGTGTGGATGCGGAACACGATCTGGCTACGAGGTTGCTCTAACGAGACGAAGACCACCCTCTTGCCTGTGAGGATGGCCTCCGTAGCGACCTTGCAGAGCATCCAGGTGTTGTGAGTGACGATGGCGTGTTCGGTCACGAACAACGAATCCGGTGACTCCACCGCGATGCAAGTCATCTCTTCATAGCGGTCAGTAGGCCGCACCTCCACGATAGTTCGAGCTGGTTGGTACTTCGTCCGAGGCTTCCACTCATCAGCCTTTCGCTTGAGCCGGAACGGTGGGAACTCCTTCGGTAGCACCACGATGAGCCGATACGAAGCGAGCCCTTCCTTCCCGTTGAACGAAGTCTGCCGTACATGCCAGTGTGCGTGTCCTCCGAGGGACTCGGCGAGGAACTGCACATCCCTTGCGAGCTGCTCGGAAGACGTAGAGAACTCGACGCCTCCAGAGATGGTCACTGAACCGTCGGTGTCCAACAGGCCCTGGAGTAGCGCGTGACGTTGACGAGGTGAGGCGTGAAGGTGATCGCGAGGAACAAACTTCTCCTCGGACCGCTTACCCCACAGCCCAAGACCTTCGATCACCTTCCGAACACCACGCAGCTCAACGTCGTACCCCTGACGGTAACCGACAGCGTCGCCGAAGGTCTCGATCAGCTCTTCGTCCGCTGACGTGAACCTCGCCAGGGTCGTGGTCCTGAAGCACCCATCCCCCAGGAGGAGGCCCAGTTTGTAGGGGTCATAGAGATAGCGCTGCTCCACGAACTCCGCCGGTCCTGAGATGGTTGGCACAGCACATCGCTGCGCTCCGCTCTCCAACCGCTTCATGACCTGACCCGTGGTCTGCACCTTCCAAGGCTTGGTACCTACCCGCACGTTCCAGAGATGGTCCTCACACGCCTCGATGACCGATCCGTCACTGAACTCGACCTCGAAGATCTGCTTCACGCCTTGTGGGAAGACCCCGATGACCTTCGTTGCCTTCCCGTCCGAACTGGTCACACGCGACCCGACGGTCAGCTCATCGATAGGCACGTAGCCACGAGGCGTGAGTACCTTCGTCCCGTTGGCGAGCGCCTTGCCCTGACCGAGACGCGCAGCCCATATCGCCATGTCTCCCGGATGCAGACCACCGATGCGATCGTTCAACGTCGGGAACCCGAACGTCACTCCTGAGTAGCCGAGGGTCTGTGACGCTTCGATCCGTCGTTGAGCTTCTTCGAGGAAGGGGCTGTAGTCCCGCAGAGCGTCTGCGTACGTCTCTCTGCTGGTACCCCCTTGATCGATCCCCGTCAGGCTGCTGTGGAGGAACCTCAGCGCCTCTAGAGGATCGTCGTCCATGAGGTGAGAGGTCGTGTCCTTCAGGGTGCCCGTCAGGATGTAGCGCAGATGGGACTTCTCCACCGCCTCCACGCCGTAGCCCACGTCCGTGGTCTTCAGCAGAGGGAAATCGGGGAACTGCCCACGGAAGGTGCTCTTGTCGGGGGTCTTGCGGTACTTCATCACGAAGCGTTCGATCCACTCCCACTCGTAGCGATGGCTATGGAAGTGCTCGGACGTGATGCCGAACTCTTGCGGTGTCTGATGATCCCCGGTCTGGATGACCGCAGAGATCAACATGATCTCGGGGTTGGTTGGATCGTCCAAGGAGGTCTCCCTCATCCTCGGGCCAGCAGCGAACCCTCCCCTTCTACCACGAGTGAGGTGTCCAGCGCCAGGAGTGATCTGGGGAGATCTGCTGAAAGCCACCGGTGGTGGATCTTCTCGGTCGATTTTCTGCCTGTCTATAGGCCCCCTACGTCTACTACTACTCTTACTCCTAGATACATCATCCCTAGACATGCATACCTCTACCCCTAGAAACAGAAGAACCCCTATCTCTTAGTAGTTGGTAATCAACTACTAGAAGATAGGGGCCTAGATCTAGCACTAGCACTAGATCACAGGTGTCCGGTTGTCTGAGTGTGGGGGGTTAGATGAGTGCACACCTCTCCCCACCTCGTGGACTCTATCACACGGTGTACCTCCTTGGCAAGGTCTGACTTGCAATGGGAGGAAAGTCGAGTTACATTCATGTAGGTAGGCGATCATGCCTACGACTCACACCGTAGAGAGGAGACCAGATGCCGGTGTTCGAAGAGCCTGTGATGGAAGCACCCAAGACCACTCGTAAGCTCAGGAAGTACGAGAAGGTACTCATCCCCTTGATGAGTAAGCCAGGTGAATGGGGAAAGATCGCAGAGAGCAAGAGTAGTAGCGCTGCGTACCAAGCCTCGCTGAGTCTCAGGAAGGGTCGCTACACCATCCCTGGCGATCCATCGAACTGGGAGTTCATCAACAACGATGTCGAGATCTTCGCTCGTTGGGTCGGTGATGACCAGGACGATGGCTCGACAGGAGAGGATGGATCCATCGATCAGTCTCCGTAGACACACGAGTAGCCCCAGCTCCTCCCCGCACAGGGGAAGGACTGGGGCTCTCGTAGTTAGTCGTCCAACGGGAACCGGATCCGACGAGGTTCGTCGTAACCCAGCTCCCGAGACATGAATTTCAAGCCTCTCCCGACGATCGCACAGATCGTGCTGGCTTCGAGCAGCACCTTGGAAACCCGGTACATCTGACGTGCCACCTTCCGTCTATTGACCTCCACTCGGTAGCGCTGTATCCGTTCGAGAGGGATCACGTTTTCCTTCTCCAAGGTATCTCTCCATCCTCAGTTCGTATTCGAATCGAGACGCGTCTTCGTACTCCCCGAACTCCTTTACGTTGGTCACTCTGTACTTGACCTTCTTATCTTCAATCACAACGAACACGAGATCAAGGACGGTGTAAGAATCCACGCCGTCCTTGCCAAGAGTCCCTCTGGATACGATCGTTTTACCGTTGGATAAAGACCTCGTGTTGATGGACTGGAAGTACCCGAGTCTTGGATCCTCAAACCCAAGGTGTAGATGCGAAATGTTGTTCACATCTACTTCGATCGGATGAAGGAACTCCTGCATCAGACCGCTTTCAGGTTCATGTCTGATGCTTCGTTGGCTGCAACCCCACGATGACGTTTCGTGGCGATGATCTCGTCGCTCTTCGTATCGACGATGTCGTAGCCGTCAGACGATCGCCGCACGACGTACCTCTTCTGAGACTCCTTCGCTGGTTCCCGCAGTACCTCTTCGACGATCTCCTTCGTCTCATCCAACGTGATCTCAGGATCCTCGACAACGAAGTCGTAGTTCGTGAACCCCTTCGCGACACGCATCGCTGTCTCTGGAGTATCGAGTGCCTTCCAGAGCGCCTTCCCGCTCATGAGATGCGTCACGCTCCACTGTGATGAAGTTGTGTGGTTACCGATCTCCGGTGACCAGATGACTTCAGGATGGATGGCGAGGCCAGGAACATCATCGACGAGGATCGCATCGACCTTGAACCACTCATCGTTACCGATGTTGATGTTGATCACTTGTCGTTGCATCACTTCTTCCTCATCCGGTCAAGACGCTTGAACGCAAGCCCGCGTAGTGGCGTCCGCTCTACCACGTTGCCTTCTTCGTCGATGACCTCGTAGACCCGTTTCCCTCCTTCTGTCGCGACGCTGATGCGAGGTGGACCAGATGAGTGCGAAGTGGAGTTCTGTTTTGATTGTTTTGAGCTCAACTTCTCCGGGGATTTTCTCTCGGCGTCTTCCTTTCCCGTATCATCCCGTACGTTTCCCATCTCGGGCAGTACGAGACGGTTCTTGCCCTTCTTCCTTGGTCGTCCCCGAGGTGACGACTGCTTGAAGAACTCGAACGCTTCGTGAGGNACCAGCCTCATGTCCGAGTAGTCGATGAATTCATCGGACTGCCTGAAGATCAGCCCCCAGAGATCCCTCTTCAACGCCCAGAGAGCGATCTGAGCCAGCTCGATCATCGACTCCGGATATGAACCGTGGAACGTAAGCCCTTTGTATGGCGTAGACACATCTGGATAGAAGGCTGCTAGGGGCTCCTTGAGGCTGTAGCCGTTATAAGGGAAGAGTTCGATGATCCTTTCTCCAGCATCGTCGAACCTTGCCATCCCGAAGAACTCAAGGTCATTCACCTTGACGGTCTTCGTGTCTTGGCGACTCATTATGGATTGAGTCTCTGCGATCAATCCATGCACACCATCTGATCTCTTGCCTTCCCACTTCTTGGTATCAAGCGCGCGTTCCGCGCAGTTCATCGCGCTGTATTCCCACACCGCGTTCGACTTCTTGTAGCGAACATCGAACACTGGCTTCGAGTGGTAGTGCTTACATCTCCAGACCTCCTCGTTGTTGTCATCCCTGATCACCCCGTGGTACGAGCGACCGGGTCCTTCAACGTACGTTGCTACATCAGCCATCGGCTGCCTCCAACAGACTCAACGAAACCCCGAGCGCCTCTGCTAGTGACATGAGCGTTGCGGTTCGTGGTTTCGTGTGTCCGTTCTCGATACGGATGATGGTGTTTGCAGAGACGCCTGACAGCTTGGCGAGTTCAGACTGACTCATCCGCTGTCGACTCCTCTCTCGGACGATCACCTGCCCGAGCGAAAGACCTGATGGGTTGTTCTCTCCTCCCATCGACTCGACCTCATCAGCGAGCTTGCGTAGATGGAAGGCGATCTCTTTCGCCTCAGACATCGAGCCACCCTTCCTCGACTCCCAGGGCCTCCTCCAGCTTCCGCAGGGTTCCACTGCGAGGGGTCGAGACACCGCTGACCGCGTTCTCGACCGTGAGCATCGACAGCCCTGCCTGCTTGGAGAGGTTGTAGATCGTGTCGTAGTTATCGGGGTCGGTACCGTTGGCTTCGATCGCCCAACGGAGACGTTCCTGGAGCGTCTCAGGGAACTCAGGGACGATCCCGTTGTGTAGATGCGCGATAGAGAGCATGACGGAGTCGTGGAGCGTTGTGAGTGTGGGGAGGAGGTCAGGGTCCTGCTCTGCAAGCGCAACGTTCCTCGCCTCCCAAACCTCCTTGGCGAACTCCTCACCGTGCATGACCAGTTCTTCGATGTTCATTGTTGTCCCTTCTTGATGTGCTCGTCAGAGAGCCTCAGTGCGAGTCCCTTCACGACATCAACGAGTTGAGCTGGATCGCTGATGGTCTGGGTATGGATAACAGACGGACGCTTCAGCCACTCGCTTACGTCCATATCGATCCCGACGAACGCGATGTTGTCGGTGATCTGGTTGACAACCTGGCCGACTTTGGATCGATCAGAGAAACCACCATCAGTGACGCAGACGCAGAGCTTCAGCGTCTTCTGTGATACAGAGAGGATGCGTCGTGCCTCTTCGAAAGCAACCTGCCCGACCGTTCCCATGACCGATGGGTAGATCGGGATCCTGTGCCTCTCAGCCTTCGACCCTCGTTGCGACAACGTGTACGTCATATCGCTGAACCCGATGATCGTCGTGATCCCATCGAGTTCATCGAACATCCTCTGCAAGATCCAGAGCGTTCGAGACGAGACATCCATCCTCGATGCCATAGATCCAGAGACATCGAAGAGGAAGACGACCTCGAAATCGAGTGCGTCGTGGACACCTTGTTGCCAACGACGGTAGACGTAGTCATCGCCACGAAGAGCCCGTGCGTAGTGGCGTGGGTTGAGCTTCCCTTGCCGTTCGTTCTGGATCCAACCGGGGTTGTGTTGCACCTTCACGGCGTTGAACTCATCGATGCATCGGTTCAGGATCGTGTTCTCGTTGTTGATCGGCTTCCACTCAGGATTGAGTACCGACTTGGTGATCCTGTAGTGCTGACCTTCTAACCTGATGCTCTCGATGCGATCTTCGACCTCATGTCGAACGTCATCGAGCGCGTCGTACTTCGCCTCCTCTACTGCGTCAGTGACTTCGTCAGTCGTTGGACGATGTTGAGGCTCTTGTTCTTCCTCTCCAGCGCTTCCAGGTGCTTCTTCTCCACCTGTCCTTCGTGGCTGAGGTTCCTGATCCTCGTCTTCACCTCGGTGTGACTTGGCTCCAGGGAGAGGATCTGTATCTTCCTCCCCTTGACCGTCCATCTCTTCGCTATCATCGATGTACTCCTTCATCTCGTCGGCTTCTTTAGTAGACCTTGTGTCGAGAGATCCTCCTTTGATATCTCTATGCACGATCACATGCTCAAGGTCATATGCATGTTCCTGCGTGAGGAACCGATCGAACGCAACGATCAGTTGGTACATCCTCGATTCATCAGCAGGCCACCTGCACGTCTTGTACTCCCTTACTGTGTGATCGATATCGTCGAGCATCTTCTGGTCGTGGAAAGATTCACGAAGCAGCCCGCGCAGGTTCGATGGGAGGAATAGTCTCCCAGAGACCAGTAGATAGTTACGGTCGATGTGTTGCTCCATCAACATGTACTGAGCGACGATCCCGGTGAAGTATCGAGCAGCAGGTTCGTACCTCTTCACGAACCGTGTCTCGGCGGACTGGTCTTCGAGGATGTTGAACGCCATCCCGTAGTTGTTCGTGAAGACACGATTCGCGAACGAACTGTTGAGTCTTGGCGTGAAGATCGTGTGCGCTAACTCGTGGTAGTTCACGCCTGTCGCCAGGAACATCGTCTCCGGAGTGAATCCTCGGCGTAGCGCGCCCCTGATCGGTTCGAGTTCTGCGCTGATGTAGATATCTTCGCCATCGGTCCAGCCCGGCGCGACATCGGCTTGGTCGAACTTGACCCTCAATGATTTCTGATGACCGAGGATCCGATCGGTCTTCGTCAGAACAGACTCGACCGAATACTTCCTGATATCTGTTCTGTCCTTCCGGATGTAATCTGGGGCCTTCTCGCTCAATGTCCTCCCCTTCTTGTAAGTCGGAGTGATGGTCAGTCGGTGCTCTTTGAACGACCCTGCGCTGTGTATCCGACTCGTTACCGTCGGTTCGACCATCGCTCCTTGACGAGCCCCTGTCGGAGGGGTGGGTTACGTCCGTGGTCGCAACCCGGCGAACGGTGGGTAGGTCGAAGACCAACCGATACCACGGTTCATACCGTCCGCCAACTCTCTCACTCTACGAACCTCCCCTTGTCTGGATCACGCCCCGTCTCTTCCTTGACCTCATCCCAGAGACGGTTCTTGTTGAGCTTCATGACGTTCGAGACCGCCTCCCTCTCTGAACCTTCGAAGTAGTCCAGGAAGTTGTCGATCGCTGCGGTGATCCCGAGGTCATCCGTCATCTTCTGGAAGTGCATGAGTTTGTTGGTCGAGATAGGAACAGTGATATCGCCACTGTCGTGGAGGTTCCGAAGTTCCTTCGCGATGGTCTTCAGTGTGGGCAAAGAGATGAGTGCGGTCTCCACCTTCTCCGAGTAATCCCACCTGAACTGCACCGCGAACCTGTTCTCGAACGCCTGGTTTGGCCGGAACGTCCCTTCGTAACGCGGGTTGTACGCAGCAACGAAGAGCGTTCCTGGAGCAGCCCTCACGATCTCAGGCATCGACTGCTTGGCCCCGGTAGCCGGATCCTCGTACTCGACCAGATGATCGTAGATGTAGATGTAGCGCTGATCATCAGTCAATGAGTGCAAGAACCCGGTCACACCAGGAGGCCAGAAGTTGAGTTCGTCGAACAGGATCAGGCAGTCCCCACGACGAAGTGCTGCGGTAAGGATGCCGTCAACCCAGTAGGTCGACGCCTCACGCAGCACTTCCTTCCCGATCAGCATCGAAGGCTCGATGGCTGTTCCGGGGTTGATGTTGATGAACGGGATCTGCCGTAGCGCGCAGTATGCACGGCACAGCATCGTCTTCCCAGGTCCTGTCGGCCCCTTGATGAGCACGTTGTCTTGCACGAGACGTGCCCAATCAAGGAGTTCAAGATCACGGTGTCCGCCATGAAGGTTCCTACTCACGTAGAGATCGGCGAAATCATGATCCGGTATCAACTCGTCAAGGATGCTCACTTGCTCCCCTTGCCTGCTTCGTGTTCCTTACTCATCTGTGCCCTCCGTGTGGCTCGCCTGTTCTGCGTGCGGGATGCCGACCTCGTCAGAGAAGTCAGCGACCTCTTCCTCTTTCTCCTCCTTCTCGATGTCATCGATCAAGGTCTGGTATGCCACCCTCCCGACCTCTGTCTTGTTGATCAAGCGCGAGACGTACTCGCTGATGGCCTCGATCTTCTCCTCGTTCTTCTTCGACCTCCTCCAGAGGACGGC